ATTAAAAACTCAACTTTGCAAATACTAGGCTTTGAAATACGATTCGATATGGGTGGGCAGGTATAGTTATGGCACAAAAGAAAACGAGTAAAGGCGCATTGACTAAGGATCCTAGTGTTAAAACGCCAGCACCCTTTGATGCTGCTCGTGCCAGTACTCGTGTAAAATATCTTGAGCGTGTACGACCTAACGATCCAGAAATTAAAAGATTGAAAGGACAAATTAAAAAGTCTGGGTATGTAGCTAAGAGTGTTGAAACACCTCCACTTCCACCATCTCAAGAAGAACGAGTAGCGCAAGCTGGCGGTGACGTATTTGAGCAAATGTCTGGTTACGCCAAACAGTTCGATCCTCGTACTTTTCAGTCTCAATATGAGCCAGTTTACTCTCAAGAAATGGAACGAGCCCGACAGAACGTACTTGGTCAGTTTGAGCGTCGCAACGTGGAAGAGTTTGGTAGACAAACTCAAGAACTAGAGCGGTCAATTGCAGAGCGTGGCCTAGACCCAGCTGGTGAAGCTGCCAGGGCTCTTAGAAAACAGGTGACTGAACGGCAAGACCTAGCTCGCCAAGAGGCTTTAAGTGCGGCAGAGAACGCAGCACAGGGCGTACAACAGCAGATATACGGACAAGCAACTGGTACAGCTTTATTGCCTGGTCAAGTTGCTGGTCAATATATGGACCCATACATGTTACAACAACAGCAAAGGTTTGCTGGACAGACACAACAGCAACAATTTGAGCAACAAAAAGCACTTGCTGCACAACAGCAAAAATACGCTCTTGAGCAAATAGCTAAGACTCCACGTGGTGGTGGTGGAGGTGGAGCAGCCCCAGACTATTACGGGCAATATCTGCTTGGAACATTACAACAGGGTTACAACCAACAACCGCAGGTAAATCCATGGGCTGCTGGTGCTCAAGGTCTAGCTGCTGGTTTTGGGCAGGGATTTGGTCAGAATTTAGGCAGAAAAGTAGGAAGCTAATATGGCTGGAGAAGACTTATATAGCGCACTGAGTGGACTGCAATATAGTCCGTATGAAACACCATACGGTACAGCTGCAAGTACCATAGCTTCTGCGACACCTAATCTTATCAATCCTTATGGAAGCACTGGTCAGGCTATAGGCATTGCTTTGGGTGGAACGTTGATATCCTCATTGCTTGGCTATCAAGCTAGACAGCAGGCTGCCGATCAATCATTACAAGCTGCTCGATTGGGAACTTCCCTTTTAGGAGCTGCAACACCACAAGAGCGATTGGGAATTATAGAAAGCACTCCTGATGCTCTTATGCAAAGTAAATTGCTTGGCTTAAACACTCAATTGCTTGGGCAAGAAAGATTAGTGCAAGCCTTACGACAACAGAAGCAAGCGGAAGCTGAAGCTGAAGCACCTAGCAAAATGATGTTGGCTGCCCTTCAAGGTGGACTAGTTAGTCCCGCAGAGTTTCAACGACAGTTCCTACAAAAAGGTGTAACTGAAGCAAAGCCTAGCGCTGTACCAACTGCTGCGGAAACGTTAGCGGAAGTTACTACGCCGTTGCCAGCTACAGCAAAACTTCCAGAGGCATCAGTTGACACTTTGACTGCTGCAACTCCTCCGCAGGTAGAGCAACTAACTGAGTCTGACGCAACATTATTATCGCCAAAAGAATACGAACAAAAACAAAATCGTATTGTCCGGCAACAGCGTGACCTTGAGCTTTGGACTCAAAACAGACGGTTTGAAGCAGAACAAACTAAAGACAAAAAACGCATCACTCGTGAAGCTGGTAAAGAACTTGCAGATACCGCCATTGCAAAAGAATATGAACGAATTGATAGCATTTTGAAGACCGCTGAAAACATTGCGAAAAAGGAAAAACCTCCTATTGGAGACATTCAAAAACTTATTGCAATGGCTCAAAAGACGATTGACCCAAGCCAGGTAACGCTAGGGGAGCAAGAGTTGTATAGTCAAGTTGATCCCTTGTTTACCCGATGGGAAACAAAGATTAAATCGAATCTATTTGGCGACCCTCAAATTAGTAAAAAAGCCATAAACGATACTGTTGATTTTATTCGTAACATTCACAGTGTTGCTGGTAAAAAATACAATGCAACTGCTGGAAGCGTTGCTCAACAGTATGAGGTGCCAACACCGGATACAATTATGCGAGCACCTAAATATGCAGACCCGGAGGCTCAAAAATTAGAAACGCTACGCCAATTACAAGACGAGCTTGCACAGCTTAAAGCTGCACGAGGTGTACGGTAATGGCTGATATTGATGCTGAAATAGCTTCGGTAAGAGCTGAAATAGATCGTTTGCGAGCGTTGCCTGAAGCAGTAATGACGCCAGCACCAATGGCTCCTGGACCAGGGCAGTTAATGAGTATAGCTGGGCAACCTACTAGACCTCCTACAGCGCTTGAACTGGGCGTTGCTGAAATGAGAACTAGGTCGCCGCTAGAGCAAGCTATCGCTGATGCTTATGGTCGAAAGTTGCTGACACAAGAAGCGTACAGCCTTGGTACGTTTCCAAAGATTGAAGCCGCTGCGGAAGCGGGCAAAGCATTGTTGTTTGGTCGCTCTCCTGTTGAGCAATTTGCTCAAGAAACACAGCGCCAGGACATACTTAAAGAGTATGTAAAACAAAAAGATTTAGAAGCTAATGAGTTAGTTTTAGGCATGACTGGCCCGGAAGTTGGTGGCGCCTTGTTATCGCCTGTTGGGCGCTTGTTTACTCCTGCAAAAGTAGCGCCTGCGGCTGGATTGGCTGAAGCGTTAGCGGTGAGAGGTGCAAATGTTGCTAAAGCTGGTGGCACTGCTGCTGGTGCTGCTGGATTAGAAACCTTTTTATCTCAACCTGGAACAATTGAAGACCGATTAGCAAAGGTACAAGAGATTGCTGGTCCTGCTGCTTTACTTGGCGGTGGACTAGGAGCTGGAGCAGAACTAACAAGTGCTCTTGCGCCGAAACTTAGTGATTTTGGCAAAGCTGCTCGGCGCAGTGCTATTAGCGCAACACAAGGCGATTACAAAAAGACTGTTGGTAAACGGCAAATATATATTGATCCAACGTCCGGTGCTCAAAGTTTAACGCAAAAGGGATTGGATAACGTTCTTGAGAAAGGATATTTAGGCGACACGATTAATCCAACTAAGGCGTATGTAAACGCTCAAAATTCTGTTGTGAAGTTGGAGAATCAACTTGATGATAAAATTGCGGAAGTTGAATCGGCTGGCGTCAAAGTTAAAACACCTCAGTTTGTTGATATAGTTAGAAAAATACAAAAGGGTACTGGCTACACTGTAGACGAGCAAGATACTTACCTTAAAAAGATTGCAGAAATTAAATCGCTTCTTCAACAACGTGGCAAAGGAGCATTAAGCTATTTGCAAGAGCAAAAGAAAGCATACGGTAAGAAATACGATCCAAAAGGCGAATCAACAGAAGCCATGTTTAACCGTGATGTCTATCATGAGTTGCAAGCTGAAATTGAAAAATACGTGCCAGAAGCAAAAACAATTAACGAAGAAGTGCAAAGCATTCTTCTTACACGACCAATTTTACAAAAAGGCATTGCTGCTGAAAGTGATGTAGCTTCAAAATTATTTAATCGTTTAGGCAAAATAGCTTTTACAACGGGTGGTGCATTCGGTGCCGGTGCAATTCCTTTGCTTGGCCCATTAGGTGGAGCGGCTGTTAGTGCTCTCGGAGCGGCGTTAGGAAGTAAAGCCAGTCAAGATGTGATTGGTAGAGCTTTGCAACAACCAGAAGCTATTGCCTCTGCGCTTGGTCGTCTTGGGATTCAAGCTGGCGCTGCTAAAAGGCCAGAAATTCAGGCAATGTTTCCAGAAGCTACAGAAGCTACTGCGGAAGTTAGTGACGTAGATCGACAAATTGAATCGCTTCGAGCTGAAATTGAAACACTCAAAGGCAGTGCGCCAGCGTCTAATACCGTTGTCAAAACTCCTACAAAGCAAAACATCAGCGCACTAATTGCTGAACAGCCACCTATAATTAGAGCAATTATTGACACTGAGTCTAAAGGCAATCCAAAAGCTAAAAGCGAAGTTGGGGCACTTGGTTTGATGCAATTGATGCCAGGGACCGCTGAAGAGCTAGGGGTAGACCCGCTAGATCCGGTGAAGAATATTGATGGTGGTACTCGCTATTACAATCAAATGAAGAAGCAGTTCCCTGATATGAAAGTAGCTCTTGCAGCTTACAATTGGGGACCAGGCAACATGGCAAAGGCAGTCGCTAAGGTTGAGAAGAAAGGACAAAAACCTACCTGGCAAAACATATTAAAATATAATTTTGTACCTACTGAGACAGAAGAGTACGTTAAACGAGTAATTAAAAAGCTAAATCAACTAGAGGCGTAATATGGCATGGTCGGGTGGAACCTATACAAAAGGCAATAACGTAAGCGGCGGTTGGGTCGGAGATGCTTCTGTTGGTATCGGCATCGAGGCAGGCCGTCACGATACGCAAGACAATGACTTTGCGACTGGTATCAACACTTGCATTGCTAAGGATGGTCAGAACGCTGCTACCGCTGACTTGCCGATGGGTGGGTTTAAGCATACTAACGTGGCCAATGCGACTGCACGTAACAACTATGCTGCTGTAAGCCAAGTTCAAGACAATTCATTGCTATGGGGTGGGACTTCTGGTGGAGCCGCAAACGCTCAAACGCTTACCTTAGCTCCTGTTATTACAGCGTATGCAGCAGGACAGCGATATTCGTTCCTTGCTGGATTTACAAATACTGCGGCTGCAACATTAAATATCAATGGAGTTGGAGCAAAGAATATCTTTAACACTGCTACTGGTGCTGCCATTGGAGCTGGAGAGATTGTTGCTACTCGTGCGTATGAAGTTATTTATGACGGCACACAGTTTTTGCTGCTTAACGATGTAACGCCAATTCAGAACGGGGATTACATCTGGCTAGGGACCACTGGCGGCACTGCAACAGTAATGACCGCTTCTGCTACTCCCGCAATTACAGCGTACAAAGCTGGTCAAAAGTTTCGGATGCTAACTGGCACTGCAAGCACTGGCACAAACGTTACAGCACATTCGCTCAACGTAAACGGACTTGGCGCTAAAAGCGTTAAAACTTCACAGGGTTCTATTGACCCGACCGTCGGTGATTGGTTGGTAGGTAGCGTACTTGAGCTTATTTATACGGGAAGCACTTTTGTAATTATAAACGCTGCGGGAGCGTGGGCAACTTGGTCGGCAACTTTAACTCCTCAAGCTGGAACAGCTTCGAGTGTAGTTTTTAATCCTGCAACTTATCAAAAGTTTAGTCGTATTTGCCACGTTCAATGTTATGTAACTTGGACGCAAAATACCGCTAGTGCTACCTATATTGATATCAGATTGCCAATAGATGGTTATTACAATTATCAGAATTTATCTGCCTATGGACAATCTGCCGGAAATGTTGTTTCAGCATTTTGCTACATAGCCACTTCCGGAACTGTTCTCCGCATTTACAATTATAACCAAGCTCCTTTTCTTGTTGGTGCCAATCAAATCAATTTTGGTGGAAGTTACATGACTGCATAAGGAATAATATGAAATGGAATGATTTATTAATAATCCCAATAGATTCAGACAATCCACCCGTTGAAAATATCTTTGCTGCAATCCGTGGCTGGCGTAACCGTGAACTAGCAGCCTCAGACTGGACGCAACTACCCGACGTTGACATAATTAATAAATCGGATTGGACAGTCTATCGCCAATCGTTACGTGACATGATGGCGCAGAACGAAGACCCTAAACTGATCGTCTTTCCTGAGCCACCAAAATGAAAACGCTCAGGTTGATTCGAGTTACAGAGCATGCCGGCGCTACGTTCGGTGTGCTTTGTATCAATGAAGCACCTGAGTTTGTCACTGTAGAGGACGCTTGGCGGGATAATGAAACCAAAGTGTCCTGCATCCCGGTCGGTCGTTATAAAATCGTGCGGCATAAGTCGCCTCGCTTTGGAGCTGTATATAAGGTTTTAGACGTTCCTAATCGAGAACATATTCTAATCCACGCTGGCAATACTCATAGGGATACAGAAGGCTGTATTCTATTGGGTATGCAATACGGTAAAGTCGGTCCTGATTCTGCTGTCCTTGCAAGTCGTTCTGCTTTTTTGCAGTTTATGGAAGCAATGAAGGATACTCCAGAAGCGCAATTGATGGTGATTGATGCTTATGGTGGAGGACGGGTGCATTGACGGAGCAAGATTTTACCCAAGTAAAGACGTGGCTTGATATCGCTGTGAAAGCAGTGATCGGCATTGTTATATCCATTGTCGGCATGGATTACCGCAGTGTGAAAAACTCTTTGAAAGAGCTGGAAGAGTCTAAGTACAGGGTCACGATGGAAGTGCAGATTATCCAAGCGGAACTTACCCATATCAAGAATCAAATTGACCGCATGGATAAGAAGCTCGATAAGGTGTTGGACAAATGAAACTCTTGATTGTGTTGTTAGCATTGATGGCTACTGCACAAGCTCAAGCACCAAGTTACTTATCCCTCTGCCACCCAACTACCGATTGCAAAGCTCTTAAACGCACCTGGCGTGGCCAGGATACGATTACTACTGGCTGGCTTGAGCAAACCTTTGGTTCAGAATGTAAATGCGCTGACGAGCTTTTAGCGAGCCCTAAAGCCAAGGTAATACGAGTACATTTAATTAACTCGCCATGTATGCGTAACGGTAGGTGCGGGAAGTATGAGGTGCTGCATGGCGAAACAGCAAGTTCTGCTAGTAAGAAAGTAATCAGAAAAAACCGTCAATTTTTGCATAAGTTTGACAGAGTAGTACGAAGGTTTAGAAATCGATTAATAAGAGCGACTGGTAGTGTGCAGTGTTATGTGTCGCCCTGCCTAGAGTGTGATCTTAATGGAAAAGCTCGAAAACATCTTGCCACTCGTGTATCTGATATGTTGCCTAGCTGTATCATTGTGGATAATCCTTTCGGATCCGCCTGTTTGCCTGGGTATGTCTGTGAGAAACACGGAGCAAGTCCTAAAATCGCTGCGCCATGTATAGTTGATTTAGACGGTGTTGACGGTACCGAGATAAACGTTGACAAGTTTGCCGCTCGTTATCGACACTGTGACATAACCTTTTATTGGGAACATTGGATGAACTGTATTCGAGGTTCGTTTGTTGACCCTCGGAAACGTGACTGTAAGTACGACAAAAGCATGTACGATTATACAAAAGGAAT